CCCAATCGATGGGATCGGCGGGGAATCCATGGGAATCGGCGTTCAACAAGGTGGTGAACCTGCTGAGCGCACCAGTCCAATCCCCGTTCCAGGGTCAACAATCGCAAGCGCCGACAGCGTATACCCCGGCCAATTACGGACAACCCAGCAACCTATTTACGCAACAATCGGCTCCGCTGACCTGGTCTCCCAGCCAGGAATACTCGCGCAGCTCTTCCCCAACTTACTTGACGGGCTACGCGGCGGCGCAAGCTCACGCGGAAGTGAACGGCGCGATCGCGGATTATTACAATCTGAGCAACGAGACTCGTCAGGTTCTGGACGCGTTCGGGATGGAGGCTCCAGCGATTCTGAACAACTACGCTCTAAACCTCGAGGCGATGGTGGACAGCGCCGTCGCGTGGGGAAATTGCGCCGCTAATTTAATCAAGGGTTACGCTAACTTCGCTGTAAATGAGCACCAGGAAAACCTGGCTTACAACGATTTAATCAAGGGTTACGCTAACTTCGCTGTAAATGAGCACCAGGAAAACCTGGCTTACAACGAGATTCTGACCAATCCCGATGTGCTGAGCGATTACACGCTCAAGTTCTTTGGTCCTGAAGGTCCGTACCCTGTGTACGAAAGCGAAGATCAACTGGAGACTCGTGGTTATCCGACCCAGCGGGTTGGTCAACCTCAACTCGGCCAGTTCCCTGCTCCCCCAGCAGCTGCATCTCGCCAAGAACCCCAAAATTTCTGGGGCAACTTCAGTGAGATCATGAACCGTGATCCACAAAATGCCTGGCGCGTTCTTAACCAGGCACAACCTCAAACCGTTGCAAACAAATTGCTTGTAATGGAGTGATGTAATGCAGTCAACAATTGTGTTTAAGATTGTTGACTGCTAAAATCTTGTTAGATAAGACACATGTGTCTTTATCTTTCACCCGATAAAAACACTGACACTGGAGGATAATCTAAGTGTTTATTGACAATGACTTCCCTAAGATTCTAGGGGCAGAGCTGTACCGCCCTCACCCCGCATACATTGCGGAAATGGCCGTAGAGCCCGTAGTTGTTCACGATTTTACTCGTCAACCCGGTCAAACTGTTCAGTTAGATCGTTACAAATTCTGGGGAACTCCCGGCACTAAAGATAGCCGTGAGCGCATCGCAGACCAAACTATTGGTACTGCAAACAGCCGGAACATCACGAAAGAAAAGGTTCTGGTTGTTCTTAAAGAGTTGACATCCGTCATCACCGGCTTTGTTGCCGGTGCTCCGGTAAGCTCCTTCGCGGCGTAATCCGCGTCGAAAACGGGGTGAATTGCTGGAAACCCACCAACCGGTATTCTAAAGAGCTATACTGGTCGGGCAATCAGCAGCCAAGCTACTTAGTAATAAGTAGAAGGTTCAACGACTAACGCTGTCGACCCCATGACGAACCTTGAAAGCCAAAGATTTTTGATTGGATGCTCTCTCGGTGACGGGTGTCTTTCCAAGGCAAAGCGCAATGGATCGATAACACTTCACATTCAACGTAAGGGCGCACATCAACCTTATGCCGAGTGGCAGCTTTACAGGCTGAATAACCTCCTTGGTACTAGAGCGACCCTCAGATCTTTTCTTGACAAAGGAAAATATTCAGCGGTAAGGTTTGGTGTAACCAACAAAAAATTACTGACCCCTGTCTACGATCTTCTTTATCCTTTTGATAAAAAGATCTTTTCTGTTGAAGTACTACAAAAACTTCAGCTGCCAGAATTAGCTTTATTCTGGATGGACGACGGTTCACTTGAAGTCCGCAAGCGGAAAAATTTAAGTGGATCAGAAAAAATTGAACGGTCAGCTTGGCTAGCTGTTTGTGAAGACGAAATTACAACCGACACAGTCGGAAATTGGATTGAGTCTCTCACAGGCGCAAGACACACAAAAGTTCGTCATGTTTCAGGTAAGTATTACTTAAGGTGGCATTCAGCGCAATGCCGCAATCTTATTCAGAAGATTGAGCCTTACGTCCTTCCCTGTCTTGGATACAAAGTCGACCTTAATCGAACTGGAAATGTTTCAGATTGGTTAAGCGAGTCCCACCTTCGATACTGAAGAGGACAATAAGGCGACACGAGTGCCCCGCACCCGAATCAATAACTTTGAAGGGTGATGATATAGTCTGAACTGCATCAATGGTAAAGATGCAGAACCAGGAGATAAAGAGCTTCTGGGATAACATTTTGATACCGGTCCTGCAGATCCGGGCGATCCTACTCAACCGTCCACATTTAAGATCGCGAGGGAAACTCTGGTTACCGCCCAGCGCATGCTGCTGGACACCGGCAACCTCAACATGTTCCACCAGTCGATTGGTAGCCTGACGCTGCTTGACGACTATCGCCGTTGGCGTGACCGCGTGTTCATTGATGAACTCGCCAAAGCCGAAGCCAATGGTGCCGCTTCTACCAGCCAAGGTGGTTACTACTTTGCTGGTGGTAAGACCAAAGACTCTCAGGGTCGTATTTCTTACACTGGTACCGAGTACACCGCTGAAACTCAACAGTTCCAGGTGCGTACCGATCTCCTGACTGTTGTTAAGGATCTCCGCAAGCGTAACGTCCCCACCTTTGGTGATGGTCTGTATCGTTGCATCTGCGATCCTACTTTCATGATGCACCTGCGTCGTGATCCTGACTTCCGTGAGATTGCCCGTTACGCTGGTAATCCTGGCCAAGGCATGTACATGGGTAACCCCATGATGCCTAACAACGCTGGCTTCTTCATGGGTCCCCAGGCTGGTCAGGCTTACTTCCTGGCTGGTGAACCTGTGATGCCTACTGGCGTCCAGTTTGAAGGTGTGAAGTTCTTCGAATCCACCAACTTCCCGACCAAGAATGTGACTGCCTCCTTTGATGGCGGTTCCAGCTACTCCTCTCAGGAAGTGGCTCAGGGTTACTTCTTCGGTCCTCAGTCTGTTGGCGTGGGTATCGGCGGCCCGAACGCTCAGGTGCTCATTAACAACAACGACGACTTCAGCCGCTTCATCATCCTGATCTGGCAACTGTACGCTGGTTTCGAGATCCTGAACAAGGACTTCGTGACCACCGCCTTCAGCTTCGTGTCTGATGACGGCACTGTTTGATAACACATAAACAACAAACATAGGAAAAAATAAATGACCTATTTGTCTGCTAAAAAGATCTACCCAGGCAACTGGGCAGAACCCCTGAACGGCTGGTACAAGAACATTGATACCACCGATGACGGTACCAATGATGGTTCCAAGGGCGGCCCCACTTCCGTGTTGGCCCTCCCTGGCTATCGTTACTTCCAGCAGCGTGGTTACGTTGCTGTGACCGCTACCTCCGGCGCTGGTGCTGTGGCTTCGGCCGATGTGATCGTTCCTTCCCCTTATCGGAATGACGACACCCGTACCGACATCACCGGCATGGTGATCTCTGGCAGCAGCACCCTGCCTGCATACGTCTATCGCACCACTATCTCCGTGGCTTCCGGCTGGGGTGATGGTCGTGTGGCCTCTGGTGTGTACGCTGCCACCGGCAACGTGATCTCCTTCGGCCGTAGCAATGGTGGTAGCCCCACTGCTGCTTCTGGTGTTGGCGAGGGTGTGATCCAGGCAAACCTGACCTCTACCGTGTCTGGCTCCCAGGCTGGTGAGATCTTCTTCGCTGCCGGTTCCGCTGCTTACGGCTCCAACCCCTTCCTCACCTCCACTGGTGCACTGACTCCTGGTGTGGTGAACTACGCAGCCACTGCCTCCACCACCCTGAAGGTGTTTGCCAAGGAGACTGCTAACTCGACTGCTACCTCTGGTGGTTTCTACATCTCCAGTGGTGATGCTGCTGGCGGCCGTACCGGTTACCTGGTTGTCGAGTGCTGCTACATCCAACCTGATGTGGCTCCTGGCTACGAAGACATTGACGGCTATCTGACTGGCCGCACTGTTAGCTGAGTAAGTTAAACTAGGACCAGATGTAATTTCTGGTCCTTATGCTTTACCAGCACAAAAAAACTGGAGCACGACTCAAAGTTGTTTCTGAGTGGGATAACGGCGATTGGTACATGGTCGAAGATCAGGACGGTCGCCTGTTTACCGCTTATCGAACTGAAATTCAGCCCGATGAAGAAGCAACCAAAAAAGTCAAAACTCTACAAGTAAAGGATAAGGCAGCTAAAGAAGAGCCTCGCACTTTTCCTCCCGATACTCGCCTGAATATCAATTCGGCAACTGCCCAGATGATCGCAGATCACATTAAGGGCATTGGTTTGAAAACTGCTCGCGAGATCAAAGATCTCCAAATGTCCTTATCGGGTGAAAGGTTTAACAATCTCGACCAACTGAAGCAAATTAAGAGGGTGGACTGGGACGCTGTCTTTGCCGCTGATCTGATTCGCGTTTAACTACATCTCCATCACACCCCTGGGAAACCGGGGGTTTTTGATTTTAGAATGAAAAGAAAAGTAGAATAATGGCCTACGTTCCAGTTAGACGCGGCTTTACCGGACCCAGTGCCAAGATTGGCGGGTCTACTGATTATCACATTGATTTGAAATTACTGGAATCTCTTCCAATTGCGGAGAGGGTTAAAGCCGTTGATTCTATTGCGAAACAATATCAATCTATTGGACGTGAAATTGAATTTTCCAATGCTGCTGTTTCTGGGCAACGTTGGAACCCGTCTTTAGATTTAAGCGATAAAGTTCAGCTTTTAAATCAGGCAGCAGCAGCTCACGCCCACAGCAAACATCCTGGTTGGCAATCTTTAGATTTTTATGTTCCTTTTAAGGGGAAAAGTAGGTTTGATAAAGGAGCAGTAGAAGACGCTTCAATCTTTTTACCTGCGGTTCCAGGAGGTACAGTACGTAGTGGCTCTGGCGGCGGTTACGGTTACTATTCAGAAGCCTTGGACCCCTCTGGGCGCACAGTCTTTAGAATCGGACATGGCAATGTGGATCGTCCAGAGGAAGTCGGGGAGCTGAAGATCGGTGATGCGTCTGCTTCCACAGGAGCACCCGCAACCCCTTCTGGAAGTTCTGGAAGAACAGAAGATATTCTTAAA